ACCCGCTTGCCCTTGCTCAGATACCGGGCGCAGTTGTTACCCAACTCGCCCCAAGCGTTGACGCGGAAGAAATCACTTTTCTCGCGGTCGTTGCGGCGGTTCACGCCAACCGTGAAGGTGCAAACCTGTTTCCCGCTCTGCGTAGTGCGGGATTCAGGATCGCGGGTTAATCCGCCGATAATGTTAAGCTGGTTCATGCTCAATCCTCCAAATAGCTTTTTCCGAATACGGTCATAAACTTGTCATGCCCGTATAGTTCTTCAAATCTCCGTTGGCAAGCGCGTTTCAGCGTCCTGTCAAGGGCTGTGTTCCGCTGGTGCAAATCCATGTGTACATCGTGATTCAGCCACACCCAGCAGCCCCATTTGTCTGCCGCCTTGCGCCGGGGGCCGTGATAAACGTGGTGCTTATCAAGGCAATTCACAGCCCCGGTCACAAAACATTCTTTTTCGTCCTGCATGATGCTTTTGCTCATGCGATTTTCAGCGCCTCCAATTCAGCGGGTGTCATGGTTTCAATTCCAAGCGCCTTTGCATCCTGAACAATGTGATCTATCAGCAGGCTCATTTGTTGGGTGTCGTAGGTACTGCTTCCGTAGTACAGGATAACGTTTGTACAGCCTTTCAGCTTGCTTGGCATGGTGTCCGTTTGCCAGCCGATGCCGTTCTGTTCCCAGCCCTGACGGAGCCTGTCAACGGCTTTATCCTGTACGCATACCGTTTCGCTCACGCCGCCAATGCTCTTGATCGCTTCCCGGTATACATCTACCTTGTCAATGTGCATCCGGGCGGCGATTTTATCCATGAGAACCCACGCATAACCGTTCGCGTCAAGGCTTCGTTTGTTGCGGTGGGTCTTTATGTCAATATCTATTTCCTTGTCCTTGTACTTGTCCCAGATGGGCCGACACTCACCGTCAATCGTGAGTGTCAGGTTCCATCTGCCGTCCATTGTCAAGGACAAATCTTTCAGCTTGCCTTTCATGCGCTCACCTTCAACTGGTCGGAATAGTTGGCTATAATGGCGTTGCAAAGGTTGTCAAAGTCGATGGGGGAAAGTTCTTTGCTCGGAATATCCGGCACCACGCCGCCAGCCACAAGCGCATTGCGCATGTTCCCGAAATCAGCCATTTTGACGTTGTTTTTCTTGCACCAGAGGGAAAGCGCGTTCATCGGGTTCCAGCTTCCGGCCGGGGGAAGGTTCATCTTTTCTCCCGGTTTCAGCGCATCAGCGGGAAGCGGTTCAGGCTTGATTTCTTCGCCTTCCGGCAAATCCTCACCAGCGTAGATGTACAGGCCCAATCCGTGACGCGCAACGGCTTTTGTCAGGCTCCGCTGGATCGCTTTGTTCACATCGAAGCTGGTCACGGCATCGGCGGGAATGCTCCTGTTTTTGAAGTCCATCACGGGGAGCATCTCGATGTACTCTTTGCCCTCCACGGTCACGCCCGTTTTTACCCAGCACGTTTTCCCGTCCGTGTGGTAGCACCAGCCGTCCCGGTTCTCATAGATGGTGTAGGTGCTGTCCGGGAAGCGTTTGAGCAGTTCGCCCCAGGCCCACGCCCAGGAAAGATAGGTCAGGCCATTCTTTTTTTCCGTGTGTTCGTTCACGTTCACAGCGTTCAGCGTTTCAAAAACTGTCATTTTCATTTCCTCCTTACCTTTCGTAACCCATTGCAATGTCCATGTCACGGTACATGTCGTAGCGCTGATCGGCCATCCACTCGTCCCAGTTGGTTTCGCTGTCGTACTCGTCCGCTTCTTCCGGTTCTTCATCCGCTTCGAGGATTCCGGCTTCCACCAGCGCATCTTCACAGGCCATGCGGATTTCAAACAGCCTGCCGGGGTTGAACTTCTCAACCTTCCAGGCTACGGCGCTCATGCCGTAGTAGGTCTTTTCGAAGAAGTCCCGGTTTTCTTCCGCGTCCGCGCCGCTGTCCAGCATGTCCAGCACCGTGTACACATCCCCGATCAGTTCAGCCGTTTCAGCGTTTCCCGCCGCCTTCTCGGCTTCGTACTCGTTCCAAACCTTTTCCATCGTAGCTGTCATTGTCTTGCCCTCCTTGTTGTTAAGATATCGTTTTGATATCTTCTGATACTATTATATCAAAATGATATCATTTTGTAAATAGGCTTTTGAAAATTTTTTCTTGTTTTTTTGCTATCAACGTGATACCATATTTACAAGGAGGTGTAACACGATGAATAAGCCGAAGATGCGCCCGTTGCGTATTGATGAAGAACTTGCCGCGAAGATTACAGCAATAGCCGATTCTGAAAAGCGTTCCTTCAATTCTGAGGTAGCTTATATCCTGCAATGCTTTGTCCAGCAGTACGAAGCGAAGAATGGTGTTGTTCGGGTTTCTGTCCCCGTGCCTGAAGAATAAGGGTTGTTATCCATTCATTCAGGCTAATCTCCTTCCTCTGGGCTTCCGTTGCAAGCGCTTCATACAGCCCAACGGGGAGCCGTAATGGAATTGTATGCCGTTCCCCCTTAGAAACATTTGCCATTGACAAGCCCTCCATTCTGTGCTATATTGATCATGTCATTTGTCGATGCCCTCGGCTTTGATACATCCCGCGTCATTTCCCGGACGCGGGGTTTTTATTATTCTCCCAATCTTGCTGTCCGCCGCTTGTTGTATTCGCGGATAAACAGTTTTTCAAACCGATTTCCAAGTTGACCGTTCAAATCCTTTGCTTCACGGATGTAATAAGAAGGAGTATTTTTTTCAAGCGCCTTTACCATGTCCGCATACCTAAATTTGCCTTTGTACTTCTTAAAGATGTTTGTCATGCCCTTAATAAATCCGGCTTGATAACTTTCAGTCTGGCCCTTCCATGCAGCCATGATCAATTGTAGAGCGCTTACATAATCTGCACGTGGAAGCGTTTTATACATTGATAGGAGCGCTGAATGTGCGCTGCAACGGGAAAATGCATCTCCCTTAGTTTTGAAAGTGACTTGTACGCCAGCCTCCGCGGCAGCTTCCACCATATCTCGAATTTCTTCATTCCCAGCATTAAATTCAGCCCTGAGTTTTTCAAAAGTGGTCGGGTCGGATGTGATCCCGTTCTGCTGGATAAACAGGTCTTTTTCTTCCTCCCATGTAAGGCCGCGATATACTTTGCAAAGAATCGGGGTATCTTCCCCTTCGTGGATTTTATGTGCAGCGGCTGTGTGCTGCCCGTTGAAAACATAAAGACTACCGTCTTTTCTCATGCTCAATTTCGGCTCATTTACAAGGTCATAGTCCCAATTTTTAAGGATTTTTTCTACCTTGTTTTGATTCAACTCGCGTTGATACAGTGGATCGACCAGTATTGCAGGCGGGTTGACCATCCTGTACTCAAATTGGTGCCCTTTTTGCTGAATGTTCGTCATTTGTCAATTGCCCCCTTAATCTTTTCAATATCTTCTTTGATTTCATCAATTATTCCAATTACGACTTCCCGGTTGCTTCTTACAAGTTCCAAATGGTCTGTGATACTGTTGCGTAGCTGCTTGATGTACAGATCAGCATTCCAGCCGATTTCCCTGAGAAAATCATCAATCCCATATTCAGGAACAGAATCAGGGTCATACATCCTTGCAACGGTTTCGGCTATTTCATCCCTTTTTGCCCTATACTCTGCCGTCCCGCCTCCCGTGTATTTTGCTTCCGGCTTGTGGACGATCTTATCAGGTACGGCAACGGGCGTGATTTTTTCGCCCTTTTCGATTTGCTCCACCATGCGTGGCCGTTCTTCCGGTTCTGCTTTTGCGATACTGGCTACTTCCGTTCTTGTCGGCTTGATCTCCCCGGAAAGAACCTTGTCAGCGGTTTCAGGAGATACTTCGCGGATTACGTCAACGCCTTTTGCAAACTTCTCTGCTCTGCGGACTGTGTTTTCTCCAATTCCAAGTTCTTCTGCAATGGATTCGCTTGTTGTCTTTTTTGCAGCTTGGCCATTTTGGCCAAGCTGCAAATTCGTATACTGATTTGCCCCTTGACCACCATTGCTTTTCTTCCTCGCTTCGTACATCTTCCCGATCATGTATGAACGCTGCTGTTCGGTCAGGTTCCGCCTGCCAAGCTGCTCTTTATACATCCAGTCAAAAGCGGCCCATTTATCCGGGAAGTCAATCTCCTTCGTTTTCCAAATCAGGCCGGGGTTTTCCTGAATGATTTTCCAGCGGTGATGCCCGTCAACAATTATGCCGTTCCATGTAATGATCGGCTTGTAAACCTCGCCAGCTTCAAGGATGTTTTCTTTCAACTGATCGAATTCTTCCGCTGTCAACGGTGGTATCTTGCTTTGAAACTCTGGGTCGATTTTTAATTCCATTCGCCTTATGCCCTCCGTTCATATTCTTTGATAATCGCTTTCAGGTTCCGAATTATTCCAAGGTAGTTTTCCCGCATTGCCAGCATCCCGGCGAAGAATCCTGTCCCAACCGCCAGCGCTTGGATGATGATTTCCCGGATGCTCATTTCATCCACCCCGCCTTCACGTACTTCATCCGCTTCGGCTTTCCCCAGCCCTTGCGGCTCCTGTCTGCCATGCGGTTTACAAGCTCTTTGTCCGTCAGGTCTTCCAGCCTGGGATTCTCAGCCAGCGCCATCAGCACCAGCACCCCGGCGATAAACGCTATCGCAAGTTCCATTTGTCACGCCCTCCTTCTCGGTATCTTGTACACTTCGCCCACCAGCGGGATTTTCGCGGCCCTCTGGCGGGCTTTTGCTTTGCCCGTGTTCTCCATTGCCGGGGCTACTGTGCACCCAGCTATCCACGCCCTCAGCCCGGTTTCCGCTACCCTGAACGGGGTTTCCATGTGCGGCATCTGGTGCATGATGCGGTAAGCGGTGCGCCTGCTCACCCGCAGGATATTTGCCACTTCATCCGGGGTCAGCAGCTTGTCCATGTTACCCCGCCTTTCCAATCAGTTCATCCACGGTTACGCCCAGCGCGGCGGCAATAGCCTGCAACGTGTCAATCCTGGGCGCTTTTGTTTTCCCGCTTTCTATATCACAGATTACGCTTTGCGGGACACCAGACATTTTTGAAAGCTGGTTCTGGGATAACCCCTGCTTTACCCGCTCTTCTGTTACCATTCATTCACCCCCTGTTCGATACTTCGATAATATTATAACGAAACTTCGATTAAAAGTCAATAGATTTTTCGATAACTTTATGATAAAATTTTAATAGATAATTCGATAGCAAAGGAGGGCCGATTATGACAATAGGGGAGCGCATCAAGCAGGAAATGAAATCACGCGGGATAAGCCAAAACAAGCTGGCAAAAGCCGCGCAACTATCACAATCTGGGTTAAGCAGCATCATAAGCGGGGCTGTTAGCCCAAAAGAAAACACACTTCAAGCAATAGCCGCAGCGCTTGAAATGCCTGTATCCGTTCTTGTCGGTGGCGGTAATGATTCCTTTATTCCCGGCATTCTTCCCGTTACCCCTCGCGCCGTTCCCATCCTGGGGGATATTGCCTGCGGCACGCCGATCACAGCAGAACAAAACATAGAAGGGTATGCCGATCTCCCGGAAGGTGTGCGGGCTGATTTTGCGCTCAGGTGCAAAGGGGATAGCATGGAGCCAACGTTCCTTGACGGTGATTTGGTTCTGATTCGTCAGGAAGGGGATGTTTCGGATGGAAGAATTGCCGCCGTGCTGCTGGATGCAGAAACCGACACCGAAGCCACATTGAAGCGTGTGCACCATGTCCCCGGCGGCCTGATACTTATTCCAGATAATCAAAAAAAATACGGCCCCCGAACCTTTCAAGGCTCGGAAGCCGCAAAAATCAGGATTTTGGGTGTTGCCGTTGGCTATGTGCGGATGATATAAGGGGGAACGGGAAATGCGAAGGGTATTAAAATGCGCTGAAACGGACAATCAGACAATCAAAGTTTCCGATGTTCCAAGCCCGTTTGATTTGCAAGATTTGATTGAAATTGATCACGGTTATTATTGCCTTGCAAATAATAACGCTATCGAAGCCACGAACGATATTATCATGATAAATAGCTTTCTTTATCAAGCTGCTGAACTATGCCCGGAATTTCCAAACGCACAGATTTCGATTCCTGATATAAATTTCAAATACAATCCTGATTCAAATTTTCGGGACTATGTTATCTTGAAAGTTGCACCTCCCACCCCGTCCGGGAAATTGCCAAAGTATCCACTTTGTTTGTGTATTGCGAATACCAAATTATACTACGGACAGGATAGGAAGGTTCAGAAAGCAAGAATAATCGTATGGGAAAATACTAATTGTTTTGAATTGAATCTTGCAATGCACGGAAAAGAATTGAGCGTACATAGTATTTATAAAACTTCTTTGATAGATTCTGTAAAAAGAAAAATCTATGAATAATGAAGCATTGACAAGGTGGTGATTCCGTGCCGCGCCCGAAAAAACAGGTATTAAAACAGCGTGCAGATGGACGATACTGCTGCAAATACAAGGGTATCCAGTTCATGGGGAACACGTCGGATGAAGCACTTGCCTCCCGTGATGAATACAAGCGCCGGGAAGCTGCCGGGGAAGCCGCCCAGCTTCGCGGGCCTACCGTGGGGGAATACATCCTGAAATGGCTGCCCTTGCACAAAGCGGGCGTTTCGGACAAATGCTATAACGATTACGCCAAACAGCTTGAAGCGTTGCTGCCGATCATGGGGGACAAGCGCCTGCCCGAAGTCACCGTTGACGATGCTGCCGCCGTCTGGCACCATTACCAAGGCTATTCAGCGTCCACCGTCCACCGCGCAAAAATGCTTTACGTTTCCCTTTTTGAAACTGCCATTGAAAACGATTTATGCCGGAAGAACCCCTTCAAGGCCAAGCACGCCCAGCCGCCCAAAGCCCCGGCAGGAACACACCGCGCATTGACGGATGAAGAAATGCACCTTATCAGCGCCACGCCCCACCGGATGCAGCTTGCCGCCATGATTATGATGTGCGCTGGCCTGCGCCGTGGGGAAGTGCTGGCCTTGACGCGGGAAGATATAGATTTAATCGCCGGGTTAATCCATGTAAATAAATCTGTTCGGTTCAGCGGAAACCGCCCTTTGATTGTAAGGCCCAAAACAGCCGCAGGAACGCGCTCTGTTCCTATCCTATCAATCTTATATCCCTTTCTGAAAAACGCGCCAGAACGCGCCGCAGCCACGAAAGCGGGCGAAGTAATGACAGATACCGCTTTCAGACGTGCATGGGATAGTTATTTGCTCCACCTGTCCCGCGCTGCCGGGCATGAAATCAGCATACGCCCCCACGATTTACGTCATACCTACTGCGCCCGGTTCCTCCGTGATGCTGGTGTTGACATGAAACAAGCAATGATTTGGATGGGCCATGCCGATGAAAAAATGATTCTCAGGATTTACGATCATGTAGGGGAAAGGCGCACCCGTGACAGCATCAATCAGGTGGAAAATATGCTGAATGGTATGCAAAACGGTATGCAAAATCCATCACACTACCTTGTACCCGTTGAAAAATAACGCTTTCAGTACATAAGGCCGGAAAACTCCGACTCTGAAGGCCATGCGTTCGAATCGCACCGGGCGTACCAAGAAAAGCCTTGAAACATAACGGTTTCAGGGCTTTTTGCTTGCCTTTTTCGCTGCGCCAATCGTGCCGAATCGTGCTTTTTGTGCCGTTTGTGGTATGCAAAACGGTATGCAGAAGAATCAATAAAAAAGAACCCCGCCGAAGCGGGGTATGGATTATTCAATATAAATCAATGTCGGGTGGTTCTTTTTCATCGTCTCCGAACGCCTTCTTGATTGCATCAAAGCCGCCATTGGCGGACAGGCTCACCGCTGCGGCGTTGATCAGATACAGCAGCGCCTCTTTCCAGACGAAAGTCCCGGTGGCCAGATGCCCGACGAACAGGATCACGGCGGCAATCAGGAATGAAACAAGCTGCGCGGGAACCTTTTCACCAAACAGCTTTTTGACAAACTCGGTGACAAGGATCGTTCCGGCCACACAGCCGCCGAAGGTCAGCAGGGATTCCCACGTTACGAAACTATCCATTTTCTTTCCTCCATATTACAAGAATTTTCCGATTACAACCCCGGCAACAGCCAGAAGCACGTATTTCAGGATTTCCCAGGTGACTTTTTCCCATTTCTCGCCC